GGGTCGAGCCACTTTTGATCGCCACCTCAGAATTTACTGGAGTGGATGCGCCAGACATCAACAGGATTTGGCAGATCCTCAGCCGGTGCCCTGCACCAGGTGCCGCGATAGCAGTGTAAGCGGTTGCCTGGCTTATGTCTATGTTCGCATGGAGCTGGAGCTCCTTAGATAGCTTGCCATCGATGCTCGCCAGGCTCGCGTTCCCCGTGTCCTGCTTTTCGGCTATGGCAAGACCAGCTGGATCGATCGTGGCGCTTAGTTCGGTATCAACTTTCAGTTGGCCATCGTCGGTGCACTCCAGCGCCTTCTGCTTGCCGTCGCTGGCTCTCTTTGCATATAGAGTTGATCCATTCATAAAAATCTCCTAAATCGTAATTCAGGCGCAGTAAAATACTCTAAAAGGCTGCGTGTTGTCTTCGAGATCAACTGCGCCCGATACGTCTTTCACGTAGATATCGATCGTTGCGCCCTGATGAGGATCTGCATATCTAATCTGGTCACCGATCTTGAGTGCCGCCTTAGTGTAGACGTTGTAATTGGTCTCCTGATAACCGCTGCTGCCGTGTGGACTCGGAACCACACGCGTCTTTGGGAAGACTACTACCTTGATCGGCACCAGCGTCTCGTGATAAAGCAGTTCGCCGGTTGTGCTGATGCACTCTATGAAGATGTGGCAGTCCAGACCCTCTATGGAGATCTCAGGCAGACCTGTTAGGTCCTCGGTGTTGGTCAACCTGGTTGCCTCGGTGAACTCCAGCCCCTCCTCGTCGATGTGGACTGTTCCCTCGACAGTTATATGTCCGGCCACTGGTGAGACTGTGATGGCCACCCGGAAGACATCTGGGATGTTGTCATCCAGGACGATGAGTGATGTCAGGCCGTCGTACAGCACCCAGGAGCCTTGCAGGATCTGGTATGCATCGGCCTGGACAAACTCATCGAAAAATCCGTCATCCATTGGTGCCCTCGATGAGTCGGTTCCGCTCAATCAACTGCTGCCTGGCTGCCATCATGCTAGCAAACGGTGCGGGCTCGCCTGCCTTCATGCGCCGCCTGAATTCGGCATAGAACGTGCGCTCCAGCTCGGCCTGCTGCATTGGACTCAGTTGCTTCTTTCCAGCAATTGCCATTCCTGTTGCCTGGCTGATTGACATTTTCTCGCTCATAGATATCCCGTGATGCTGTAGCCGCCTGTTGACGGATTGTCATGCTGCCCGATCCCGAACTTGAGCGCCCTTGGTGCGGACGATGATGCCCTGGGCGTCAGCGTGGGACTCGCGGCCCTTGTAAGAAGAGCAGCGGCTTTCTTTCGCCAATTTTCACTTTTTTGGGAGAGGGATACAGACGACCCTCCCATGCTCTTGTCTACCATGCCAGCATACATGCCAGCTATGGTTTCCGCACAGTATGCAGCAGCCAGAAGAGTGTTGCCATTGGCCCGGCTGATATTGTACTCAATTTCCGAGTCTGTAATTAGGGTCAGGCTTGCTTCTTTTCCCAGCTCCAGCCTGACAGCGTCTACCGGCACTGTCGAGGGATTGCCGGTGTAAGTGGATTCGGGTTCTGGTTCGGGATCGGCCATGCTATTATTCTCCTTTTAGCTTATTATCTCAAAAAAATGATAGTGGACGACCTATGTCAGGTCGTTCCATATTATATCGAGCTGGTTATCAGTCTCGTTTGTGCCTGCTGCCTTGACGAGCTTGCCTGCCCCCACCGTGTACTCAGAGGTGCGGTCAACCATGCTCGTGATGGCTGCCTTGGTGGTGTAGCTAACCACAGACACTAGCTCATCACCGACTGCCATGCCACTCACAGTCACATCTGTGGCGGAAGCAGTGCCGTCAGCTAACGTTCTCTTTGAAAATCCGCCTGCCAACTTGGTCTTCAGGACAGAGGCGGGCTGCAATGCAGAACTGCCAAGGGCCACAACCTCGCCCTTCACGGTGTTGAATACGATCTTTCCGACCGTGGCAGATTTTACCTTGATCCGGCCCACAATCTGTTTGAGCTGATCCGCGCCTGTCGGGCCCGTGAGTGCCCAGCTTCCTGGGGTGGTATAGTCCAGATAGACCGGATCTCCCACTTCTCCGGCGTTGGTGTTCAGGCCGGTTAGCTCCTCGATATCTGAAGCCAGGGAAGTTTCTGAGCCGCCGTTTACCTCAGAGGCTATGAGCTGAGCAGGCTTGCCGCTCGTATCGGCATCGGCCTTCTCGACCTGGAATACATCATTGACGGGCTCGTAGCCAACTATATGCAGGAGGTCTCCCTTTGCCAGGGCCACAGCGCTGTAGACGGTGAACTTGCGGGTTGTGAGGTTCAGGTTGTTGATGTCATCGGCAGTTGCCATGATCTTGGTCAGCACGCCGGAATCGTTGGGAAGCCAGAACTCGACGAACTTACCCAGCTTGGCCTTAATGCTGGACAGGCTAAATGCACCCCAGGGCGACTCAATTGGTATTGCCGGCATCTTTCATTGCCTCCTTCACAAGCTCTTCGGGTACTTTCATTGCCTCCTTCACAAGCTCTTCGGGTACTTTCATTGCCTCCTTCACAAGCTCTTCGGGTAGCTCGATCACATTTCCGGCCCCCATGAGGACCCCCAAAGACTTGATTTTCAGTGCCTCCCGCGGCTTGAGGATATCGCCCCGCCTGTATTTGCGCGGGGCCTTCAGGGCTTCGTCGTATGTTTCGAAGCCCCTTTCCACACGATAGACTTTTGCCATTGCCACCTCAAGCTATTGAATTCAAGAGGAAAGCGCCTGCGTAGGGCTCCATGACAATCGGCTGGAAGCACTGGAATCCCTGGTAGTATTCTGCATGAGTCAGCAGATCCGGGACAGTCACGAGCGCGGTATCGAATCCGCCCAGTGGCTCGTTGAAGCTGACATTCATGGCAGCGAATGTCTTGTACATGCCCGGCTGATCTACGAAGCCGTACCACATGGATTTGCCGAAGATCCAATCCAGATCCACGGTAGCGCCTGGCTGGGCTTTGTTGTACATCGCACCGGCGACGATGATCTTCTCGACATCAAGCGCCTGTGCAATCATCTGCTCGTTGAGCTTGGTCGGAACCTTCTCAGAGCCCTGTGGGTTGCGGTACAGGCTGATGAGTGTAGGATTGAGCCTCAGAGCCTCATAGACCTGCTCACCCATGAGGAGGGTGTTAGGCTTGACGCCGATCTTCTGCTTGATTGCCAAGGTCAGATCCTTGAACAGGTTCAGAGGGTCTGAGTCAGAATCGTTGAGCCTTCTGAATGTCTCGCCAGTCGTGACTTCGCCGGGAGACCAGGTCTCGCCACTGTTGACGCCTGTGAGGTCTATGCCCCATACGCCCGCCTTGAAGAGGGCGTCTTTGATGATCAGCTCCTTGTTTAGCTGCAGGACATCGGAGACGAGTCTGGTTGTGGCTACCTCGATGTTGTAGACCTCATCTGCGACGTAAGGTATATCGTCAGTCAGATTGGACTGGAAGGCATATCTCTGGCAGGCGAACGTGATTGGATTGTCAACCTTGACGGATCCGGTGGCAGGCATAGTGCCTGGTCGCCAGGTAGCTGCGCGGGGGGTGAACTTGTTTTCTTTGTTCATCCTACCAATCAAGCCCGCAATGGCCTTCATTGGGGCCATCGGGACCCACCGATCGGCAACAAATGCAGTCTGATCCTGCTGATAGTCCAGGATCATGTTAGACTGAAGCTCTGCGACCATCAGGCGAGAGTAATCCTCGCTCTTCTCCACACGCTGAACCTGGGACGCGAGCAGCTCCTTGTACGAATTATTCATTTCCATATCTTTTCACCCCTTCAGGTTATTGCGTAGTAGAATGGCCCGATCAGCCGAACAGTCGCATTCAGTCCTTCTGCGGCAGCAACTTCACACTGCCCGACAATCACATCGGCTGCCGTGGGAGTTGCCTTGATGCCTACGCCACCAGTTGTTACTTTTACCCAATCACCTATGGCCAGGCCGCCTGAGCCAGTTTTCACGAGCGCCCTGTTCTGAGTCTGGACCTGGGCCACCAGAGAGAATTGAGTGGATGTGGCAGTCTCGACCGGAGCGTTTCGGAGCACTCCGCATGGAAGCCCGCCTGCATACGCTTTTACGGTCCGGGGGCGAGAAGTGTCGAGCTCTACGAAGCAGTATTGATATGTGTGCAGGTCGCCTTCCACGTCATAGCTCTTGATGTCGCCTGGCACAAATTCTTCGAACGGCACTTGAACGTCCATAATCACTGCCTCCCGCCAATGAATGCAGCATGTACTGCTTGCTTGTGTTCGCCCATCACAGCCTTTGCCAGCGCCGGGTTCTCTTCGGCGGCCTTTGTGACAGCTCTGGCTCGGAGCACCTTGGCGCTCTTGTGGCCTGTGTCGCTCTTCCGAATCTCGTTCAGGTGCTTCTCCACAATCACCTCGAACTGAGCTGTGGCGCTGCCTGGCGCGGGCCTGCTAGATCCTATCTGAGTACCCAGAACGGCCATGGCCTCCCTCTTGGCGGCGTTGGCCTGCTTGAGCCCCTTCAGGATAGTTGTCCGGGCCTCGTCGGGCAGGCTTTCTAGGGATTTCAGGATCTCTGCGCCTTCCTGGGGGGTTCCCAGAGCGCCCAGGTGAGACTTGGCAATCTCCTCGTAATCCTTCTTCAGCAAGGTCTCACGCAGCCTTGCGTTCTCCTTGCGAATCGGTTCGACGGCCTTCTGGACTATGTCCATGATATCCGCCTTTGAGACCGAAGCCCTGGCTCCGGCCCTTGCCCCAGCGGGCTTGGTCTTCATCACATTGATACCTTCCTTGGATTTTTGCATTGATTTGAAAATCAAGAATTTGCGGTTGTTAGCCGGAGAACCGACTAACGAGACTTCGTCTAGGTCTAAATCTTTCAATTCATACGGCATAACATCACCTTATCAAAAAACTGAAACAACTTAATAAAAACGAGTTAAAAGGGGTTGGAGTTGAAGTCTATGTGTTCATAGATCCAATAATCCCTTAATAGTGCGAACCAATACCATCTATCTCGATTGGTTTTGCTGTGGCAACTGTTACAAAGCGGTATTAAGCTCCACCGTTGGCCCCTACAGCCTTGTGATTTTTGATAATCGACATGATGGACCGAGAGTTTTCTGGCATTTACCACCTCGGATGTGTGGCAAACATAACATTTTCTTTGAAATGCCGCCCGAACTTCTTCTTTCAGTTTCTCAGTAAACGCCGGGCAATACGGTTCATATGATTTTCCACCTCTCCAGTTACCATTGCCCGGACCGGTGTTTGCCTCTGAAACCTTTCGTCTCGCATACTCTGAGGGACAATAACCTTTTTTTGCCTCCGAGATTCTTTTTTTGACTTCATCGGACATGTGCTCTTTTGTGTTTGGTCGAAGCACTACTCCCATCGACTTTAATCGGCACCGCACAGTCTCCCTACTGCATTGGACACGTTCAGATATCGCCCTAATCGATAATTGGCTGCCCACATACATTTCTTTTATATCGATGTCAGAAACATCATGCCTGACGAGTGGTCGTCTTGCTGCACCAGCCAAGTCCATCCGATCGCATATTATAGACGGACTGGTATGAAACAATCTCGCGATGTGAACAACCGATTTTTCTTCTTCAACATACAATCGAGTAACTTCTTTAATGGGGATATCTTCCCGGAACCGCATAAATTACATCTCCTGTCATGTATTCCTGAAAAGATCTAAGTGCTGGCAGGGAGTCAGGAAACTCCTTTTCGGTTGGCCGACCTATCCAGCCTGATGTTAATGGAGATGTATCTATATATAGGTTATTGCGTTAGCCGATCTCGGTTCGTGTGCCATTTCCCGCAATAGAAAAGCCTGTAATCTCGCCTTTCTTGATGGCCTGCCATATCTCAGGATCGTGCACTTTTACGCCCATGATCCATGATCCTTTACGGACCTTTTGCCCATTACATGTGAAGTCTGTTGGGGCGATATATGACTCGATGATATCAGCTTTAGCAGGCCCGTTGTGCTCCTTATTAATCCGCTGCGATTTCATCATGAACTTATGGCATGCAACACGGATCTCAGATTTACTGAGCCTATCGCCCTGTAAATCTACTACATCAGGCTCAGACACAATTCCATAGCAAATTTGCTGATCGCCCTTTATAATAGGCACCCGGAAAGACTTCTTGCAGCCTTTCTCAGCTTCCTCATCCTTGCCAGCTTCTTTCAGGAAGTCCGGCTTGTCGTCCTCGTCTTCATCGTCCGATTTCTCGGTATCCTCTTCATCAGACTCGTCTTCGTCATCGGCCTTCTCGGTCTCGTGCTCTTCCAGCACCGCCCGAATCTGGTCGATCAGCTCGCCCTTGCCGCCGTCATCTTCTTCCTCGACCTCAGGGACACCTTCCTCGTCTTTCTCGGTATCCTCTTCAGCGGGCCCTTCCTCGCCTTCGGCGTTATCTTCACCGCCGCCGTTCTCCTGCATGTACTGCTCCAGCGCAGCCTGATGCTTGGACTCGTCCTCGTGGATGGCCTGCAGGATCTCTTTCAGCTTCGGGTCCTGGATGCCTTCGAGGGCCTGGCTCAGTGCCTCCACGCCCCCGGACTCGTCTTGTAGCATTTCGCGAACGATATCGAGATCGGAGCCTTCCTTTTCCAGCTCCTGCTCATCGTCTTGCATTTCTTCATCTTTCATCTTAGAACCTCCTAATTTGGGGGTGTGGACATTTTCATAATCGAGAGATTTTAGCACCATTATAATTCTCCATGCGGATTAATGAGGGAAAGTTATTTATACGATATACGTATATGATATCATATACGCAGTACATAAGAGATGGTTTGAAATGGAAACAATAAACGAGATTGCGGCGGTTATCGAATCGGTAGCAAACGAGAGATCAACCTTCGATGAGACTTTTGTATTAGGGCTTTATTCAGGCGAAGAGATGGATGAATACCTCAATTCAGTTGTGGGGGCCTGAGCAATGGCATTTAAGTTATTTTTCCCATTCAGCAACTCGACTGTCGTCAGAGATACCATGAACGGCGTCCTGGCCGTCCTCGATGATGAGCTAATCGAGGGACATTACAAGATAGAAGGCGGCAACGTCTACGACCTGGACAAGCATGAAGCGAGCCGCGAATATTTGGCGGCAACCATCGAGGAGATCAAGGATCTCCCAGAATGCGAAGTCTGCCACCAACATACGACAGCGCTCCATAAGATCTATGGGCATGCTGCTGTTTGCGGACCGTGCATTAGGAAGATTGGCCGGGATATTGACAGCATGATTGAAGATTTGGGCCGTGAACTGTGGCTCCGGCCCCAGACCTGCAAAAAGTGCGGTCACGGATGGACCCCCCGGAAACCGAAGGGACCC